ATTATCTTAACTTACCTCCTCCACCAGATTTTAATTGTTCTAGTGCCATTGCACTCTTGAATTGTTCAAATAACATTTTTCCATCTACTTGTCCGCCATTTTCAAAATTCATTACCAATCCACCTACATTATAATGTTGTACCGTTCCACCTCTATTATATCTTCCATTTTGTGCTGGTATAGGAACTGTTTTACCAACATCATATTTTGCAGCTAATCCGCCCATGGCCATCTTATTAATTTCATCAAGAAGCGGGACTCCTATGGCCTGTACAGCAGATGCTCTAAGTACATATTCACCATTTGAAAGCATAGCTGGAATTGAATCAGATGTCGAAGTTCCTGGTCCCCTAACCCCGCCAAATGATCCCATTTCATAATTTCTAATTTGTCCACCCATTGCTTTTTTAACAGGAATTATATAATCATTTATGGAAACTCGATAATCTTTTCCTTGATAATTAATATACTGATTAGCCTTTAAAGCATTTTCTTTAATTAAATCTGGAGCATATAATCTTCCATCTGTTTGAGCAGATCCCGTATTATATGTTCCTCTTATATTAATCGGACTTTCTTTACTTCCAGTTCCAGGTATATTTTTAAATTTATCTACCGCTGTTCTAAAATCTGTTACAGCATTTCTAAATAATGTATCAGAAACACCTTTTCGTTCCATTTCTTTATTCATTGCATCTAATACCTTTTGTCCAGTGCTTGCCTGTGCTGCCCCGTATAAATTAAGAGTTTCTTGTGCTACTGTAGGTGCTCCGTAGACGTTAAGACTTTGAGGTTTTGCTCCTGGAAGACTATATTGTTTTTCAAGATCTGTCGCCGCCTTTTGCTCTTCTCTTGTTCCAGACTTCATAGCAAATATAATTCCTTGTGCCTCTTTAGCAAAATCTTGTCTTGCTTTAGAACTTGTATCTGCAGCATAAAATACTGACAACTCTTTAAGTCTTTTTAAATTCTTTTCTAAATTAGCAACACTTGCTGCTTCTTCTGCAGACTTAGCAGTAGCAATCTCAACACCTTTTTTAAATTTAGATTCTGCGTCTTGTATTCTTTGTTTTTCAGCTTCTTTTTTCTTTATGTCTTCTTCTTCTTTTTTAGTGATGGCTGCAATAGCGTCTCTTGTTTGCTTTTCTTTAGTAAGTTGTTGTAAATTTATTTGTGCTTGAGCAGCCCTAGACATATCTCCTGCTGCAAGAGCATTCTGATATTCTAGTTGTAATTTTTTAATTTCGCTAGTGTAGGATTCCGCATCTTGTTGTTCTTGTAAAGCTTTTCTTCGTGCATCTGCTGCTTCACGAATTTTCTTTATTTCTAAATCAATTGCTTTTATTTTATTTGAATAATAATCTTGATCCTGTTTTTGAGCTGCTTTAATTGTTTTTGCATAATCTGTACTAGCATTTTTAGCTTTATTAATTGGTTCTGCTAAAGCTTTTAATGGGTTATTGTTTGATAAATCTTCTGTAATACTATTTACACCATTTAAAATTTCTGCATAATTTTGAGCCATTGATATTGCCTCTGGGCCAGACATAGCTGATAAGTTTACCATTTCTGCTAACTCGTTGTTGTATAACAATATTTTTGCAGTAATGCTTGCTGTTGATTCTAAATTTCCTAAGATAGATGCGTATATTACATTTTGCTGCTTTAAATTTTCTACCTGCTTTACGCTTAAAATAGAATTAGAGCTATTAATTTTTGTAATTTTTTCCATAGTTATTCTTAATGATTCTGCTGAATCAATTATATTTTTAGGATCTAAAGCGTCTTTTGTTCCAATTAATCCTTCTTGGTATGCAATAACTGAATTTACTAATGTATCTAGCCCTTGTGCAAACTCTTCTGGGTTAAAGTTGTTAATAGTTGACGCCCTGCCGAGGTTATCAAACAGTCTAGTTAATGCTGTAGTTTGATCTATTATATTTCTAAAATCAGTAGTTGTTACTGCAGATAAAGACTGTCTAGCTTTATCAGACGCCTTAACTATTGCAAATATTTGATTAGATGCTTCTGATGCAGATAATCCCATAGCAACAAATTGTGCTTTTAGATCGGCTGCATATTTATTTACTCCACTACTATCAATATTATTAAATGCTTCAATATAATCTGTTTGATTCTTTTTAGCATTTTCAATAGCTTCATTTAATTCAGTTATGCTTAAGGTAATTCCAGTAGGACCGCCCTTAGTATATGCCTCATATGCTGATTGAGCCTTAGCCTTATTTAACTCTATTTGCTCATTAACTTCTTTTAGTCTATCTGATAATGTTTTAAATTTAGTAATTCCAACAGAGGCAAAAGATTCCTGAGTTCCGCCAAATGCTAATCTGTTTGCTTTACCTACATCCTCATAATTCTTTTTAAGATCTAATAAAGCTCTTCCTAGCATAAATGCCCCGCCAATTACTGCGCCAGGAATTGTTAGTCTTCCAAGAACTCCTGCAAGCTTTGTTACCATTGGTAGCACTCCGCCAATACCTTTTAATCCAGACATCAGAGGAAGTATGTTTGACGCAGCCATAACAGCCATACCAGCAGGTCCACCAATCATTGAGCCAGCCATCATGCCGCCCATACCAATTGCCATTTGGGATCCCATTCCCATTTGTGGCATTCCTCCAGAAACTATAGACTTGCCATAAGGATTTCTTACGCCAGCAGTAAATGCTGATACTGGTCCGCCCCCACGGTTATACCCTTTAACCATTCCGCCCATATTGTATCCTGGAATCATTCCTCCAGAATTTCTTCCCATAGCTTTACTTAAAAATCTAAACGCAGATCCTGTAAATTGTGGAATCCCTCTGCCAGCTCTTAATGCTGAAATAGCTGAAGATGCTCTAGATTCTGTAGGTCTAAAAATTCTATTTGTGCTAAGACCACGATTTGTTGGTTTTCCTGTGGCAGGCACTCCTTGTGGAACACGAACTTCTTGATGCTTTTCTAATTTTCTTAAGCCCCTCATTACCGAAGATCCGTAAGGAATTGCAGCTCTATATACAGCATTTCTTAATATAGATGCACTAACTCTTTGATTTGCATTTCTTCCAGTTATTCTATCTGCTAAAATAGTTTTACCAGATTCTTTTTGTCCTGTTAAAGTATTAATTATTTCTCTATCTAAATTTGAAACAAAGTCTAATTTAGATCTATCACGAATTCCTAAGTCTTCCATTAATGGCCCATATGCAACAAGTGGGTCATGAGTTACATTTTGAGTTCCATTTGGAGCATAAAGACCATTTGAATTAATTGGTACTGGTATTCCTCTTAAATAATTAATAGCTACATCTATTGGCAAGGATCCTCTGTGTGTTCCTTGATTAAAAAATGTATGATAAGCAGCGACTAGTCCTCCATGAACAGATGTTCTTGGATTCATTAGATTTTCAGAGCTTACTCCGTATTGTGACATTAATTCTGGATGCAAATCTGGTCTATCTACCGATCTAAATGATCTGCCCAGGTGAGAAATTTGTCTACCAGAATACATTTGTTGTGTAGTAGCAAGTACCGCTTTTCTAGTTCCAAGATTGAAGCCAGGTCCATCTGAACCCCTATTATTATTTAATGCTGTAAGTAATGGTAAATTTGCTTGAGTTGCTTCTCTATTAACCACAAATTCTCCAGGAGTTAGAACTGCTGGAACAACATCTGCATTTATATTTGGGCCAGGAACAATACTTCCATCATTTGCTGTATAAACATATCCGCCCATATTCATTCTCTTAGGCATAGTAGTCTCGGTAGAATATCCGCCGCCCCAAGTTCTTACTCCTAATGCCCTTGCAATTTTATCAATAATTTGAGCACCTGGCCTATTTGCTCTAAATATTTCTTTAGTATTTGCTTTTCCAGTAGGGCCAACTATAGGTTGATTAAGTAATGGTACCTGTGTTAAATTAGCAGTTCTTCCTAAACTTGTTGCAACCTGCGTAGTTGTTTGAGCCATCATTGCTTCTAATTGTGAATTTATTGCAATAATTTTTGCACGTGCAGCATCCACGGTAAGTTTCCCAGCTTGCAATTGTTGAACAATTAATGCGGATTCTGCGGCAGCATTGCTTGTTAACTTTGTCATTGCTGGAAGCAATTGGCCAAATGTAGTATTTATTTCTGTACTAAATGTTCCAGTTCTAGCAATTTCTTTCTTTAAATCTCTTACCTCTCGTTTTGTCATCATAGACAATGTGCCCATTAGTGTGTGCCACTTTGCTGCTTCACCAGCAACAATGCCAGTTGATACTCCTCTGGATGCCGTCAAACCTTCAATCCTTGGTAGATCTCCTTCTGCAAAAACCATCGGCGCTGTGCCAACTTTTTTATTTAATGGAAGTGGTATTGGAGTAAATGAATGAATTGTTTGTGCATCTCTTTGTGCTGTAGTCATTGTTGATCTTGAAATGTGATGCCCTGCAGATCTACTTCCTTCTGGTCCTAAGTAAGGGCTGTTAGGATTTACAGCTCTTCCTGCAATAATAGTTGATCCTGCGACTGTAGATATTCCAGGATTTACTGCCATTGCAGCAGATGATGCCCTTTGTTGTAATAAAGTAAACTCCGCTGTTAATCCAGCAATAGCCTGTTTTAATACTGCTGCTGCTTTAGCATCGCTATAAAATGTTTGTTCTACTAAATTTCCAGCTTTTTGTGCAGCTAATATTTCTGGAGTTAAAAGTTTCCAACCTTCTCCACCTTTAAATAATGATTTAAAATGATATGCACCCTTAATAATATATCCAAAGAAGTTACCAAGTACACCAGTTAACATAATTAATGGGCCAGCTGCTGCTGTTAGCATTCCCATAAATCCTAATGCCTGTTTAATAGGCTCTGGAAGCTTTTGAACAAATTTAATTATTCCGTCAACAAAATTAATTAAGCTGGTGTTAATTGTTAAAAATTGCTCTCCTATACCAGCTAAGTCTGCCTTTAATCCCTCTACCGCTCTTCGGTATTTACCAGAAGCTGATTCTGTTACTTGTGATAATTCTCGACTAGCTAGATTACCTAGATCTTCTGAACTGGCCTTCATTAAATCTAAAACTTGTAATGTTTGGCTACCCTGTTTACCTAAATTTTCAAATAAAGCATTTAATCTTGAAAACTGAAACTTGCCAAATAATTGTTCAATTGCTTGTTGTTTTTGTAAAGGATCAAGTTTGTCCAATGCGGCTTGCAATTCTAATAAAGTTGCCGTTACGTTTCCAGCATTTGTGCTAACTATCCCAAGAAGGTCTATTCCGAATCCTTGAAACTTTTTAACCGCAACGTTTGTTGGATTAATTAAAGATGCTAATGCAGACTTTAAAGCGTTAGCTCCTTCGGTAGCATTAATGCCACCTTCACGCATTGCTGTTAAATAAAGAGCTAAGTCTTGAACGCTACCACCAAGACCTCTAATAATTGGACCAGCTTTTGGAATTGCTTCTACTAAGTCATTTAGAGTTGTAGATGTTTGGTTTTCAACTGCGTTTAAAAAGTTAATCGACTCAGATAACTCATCTGTATTTTGTTTAAAAGCTGTCTGTATTGCTAGGGTGGCTTTCATAGCCTCTTGCCTATCTACTTCACCAAGCACAGATAATCTTGTAGTTTCTTTAATTGCCCCTAATAAATCATTTCCTTCTTTACCAGTCGCTGCAATATCCGCCGCCAGGGCTAGTGTGTCTTTAAATGATGCTCCATAAGACTTTGCTAAATCTGCTGCTGTTCTAGAAACATCTTCTCTTACTTTTCCTAATTCTTGAGAACTTACTTGAGCCACTCCGCCATAAACTTTTGTTAAACGAACAAGCTGCTCATCTGCTTGCCTAAACGCATCCGCAGATGCTTTTCCAAATGCTGCTAGTGGTACTGTTAATCCTACTGTTAACTGACGTCCTGCCCATTGAGTATTTTTACCCCAATTAATTAATTGATTAGCTCCTTCTTGAACAACCTTGTTCATAATCATTAATTCTTGTTTTGCTATTGCTGTTTTATTTTTAACTAAATCTAAGCCTTTTGGAATATGAACGTTATACTGCATTAACCCTTCAGCATTTTTACCTAATGGCTGAAGAATTGCGCTTTGAAGCTGTACTTGTTGTTTTGCTAAATCTCTTATTAGTCCGCCATTGGTTTTAGCATGTTGATTATAAACTTGAAAAAACTTACCTAATTTTAGCTGACCTCTTTCTAACTGCATTCCAAACTTATCTACATCTGATGTAAGGCTAACAAAGTGTGTTGAATACTGCCCAGTGCTTCGTAAGGTATCCGCAAATGAGCGGTTCATTACTCCAACCTGGGCAGCTAATGTCTTATTAGTTGCTACTAACTGGTCCTGCAATTTGGTTAATGAAAAAGAAACCTTATTTAGGTCAGAAATAAGGTTTGAAAAGTCGGATTTAGCGACTATGTTAGTGACTATATTTTCATCAGCCATTTATATTTATATTACTCCTTAGAGTATCCTAGCCCTGCGTTGATTCCAAATCCAGACTCTGCGGCAAACGGTCCTTGTAAAGATAATACATCGTCTCCACTAGCACTGATTCCTAGAGCCTTTCTTTTGATATCTTCGAAGGTTGGACCTTCTGTTTTTTCTTCATCTAAGTTAACGCCCTGAAGCATAGCCAAGAATTTTCTTTTCTCTTCTTCAGTTTTTTGCATCGACTTAAAAGTTTGTATTAACTCTGGCATTGAAAGGCTATCTTCTAGCTCTTCGTAATTTTTCCAATTACCTAAAAGAAAAACCTCTCCTAACAAAGCGGCTAAATCGAGTTCTGACCAGCCAGAACCGCTGCCGCTAGAAGGTTTGGGTCGTCCATCTTAATCCCACCGCATACTTCAAGTATACGATTGATTGTGGGTACGTCCAACGCATCTTCTAATGCATCTCGATCTTTTACCAAATCTGGTAACTGTTTTTCTAATGCCACTGCACAGGCATCGATTAATATGGTTAGTGTTTCATTTTCTGTTTTAGACTCAGAAGTTTTTTGGATAGCTTCCATGAACTTTCTTAGCTCTTTGATTGTTAAAGGTTTTAATTTAACCTTAGCTCCATTTTGAAGCTCGATCTCTTCTACGTTATATATGGTTGTAGCCAATTTATATCCTCCTTGGATAGTCTTAATTATTATAACAAATTGATATTACTAACACAAATAGAAAACCCCCAATTTCTTGGGGGTATCTATTAATAAATTAAATTATTATGCTACTAGTACACGGTCAATAATCTTGCCGTATTCTGAGCCAGAGTAGTTAGCATCTGGTAGAAGACGGAAGGTTACTGGGAATGTGGTTGGAGTAGTACGGGCAAGTGAGAATTGTGACTGTTGTACAGACAATACTCGACGTGCATAATATACACGCTCAGATGATGTTGAGCTTGCTGTTGGAGCTTGTCCAACTGCAATCAACTGACGCTCTGTTGGAGCGGCACCTAAAGAACCTGCTTCAAGACCTAGAGTATCTCTTTTAGATGTTCCAGTTCCTGTTGTTGATAAAGATGATGCATTCTGTCCAAATACTGTTACGATATTCTCGAGAGTACCTTCTGACATTTCTGTTGCAATCATAACTTCCATTGCGGACTTAAACAGCTTAGCTGTATCTAATAACTGATCTACAGTTACTGAGTCGTATGTTGGGTTGTATGTAATTTGAAGACCGTTGTTGGTGAAACCAACGTTGCGGTATCCAAATTTTCCAGCTTCTTGATCAACAGTGTTCAATGTTGTTGTGTATGATACTCCTGTTGAATATGCTGGTACGCCAACTGTTCCTGCGGCTGATGCAATTGCCACGCCTGGTTCGGCATTAGCAATATAATCTGAATCGTTTACGTCAATAGTTGACAAAAACAATGGAGATGCACCAACGAGAATGTTTTTAGCATTACCTACGGATTGTGCCATAGTTTATTTTCCTCCTGTGTTAAATATATATATATTTAAAAAATCTAAGCTGGCTAGGCTTTTCTTTCCTCAAGACCAATTTTAGGCCATTTTAAGCCATAAGGCAAATTATGAGAAGCGGCCTACCAGGTCTGTTATTCTAGAATATTTGATCTCTAATATTACGTCTGCTGATAGAAATCCCTGTAGTTCCTCTGATGGGGCCGTTGGGGAGATATCTGCTACAAATATACTATGGAATTTAAATTTATTTGATAGAGTAGGAAACTTATTTACATCCTTAGCCGAATCATCCATACGTCTAAATTCATCTGTCATAAAGTTTCTGATCTCATTAATTTCGGAAACATCTGTTGAGTATATGGTAAATAGGATTTGCTCACAGCATATAAGCCAATTTTCCTCATATGATAAACCTATCTTATCGTAAACTATATGCTTCTTGCCGCTCAAGAATTGATTCATCTCTGCTGATTGCTGAACTGGAATAATGGGAACTAGGGACTCTGCTAGGTTGTCGCTGTAATATTCGGTATCATCAAATATGCTTGCCGCCACCAATTTGCTCCACAAAAACTTTCTTAATTCTAGCATTGCGTCTAATTTATAATTAACTGTCATATCATTGATCCTCCGAATGCTGCCTCTACGGAAGAATCAGCCATCTGTTTAATTGAATTTGGTGAAAATGAATATTGTACCCTTTTAATTACTGAGGGTAATCTTAGGGACCTGGTCATTGCTAAATTAAATATCTGTTGAAAGCCAGATCTCTTAATTGATTGATTTACTAGATCTCCACTAAACCATCGACTGTAATATAATTTAAATTGATTTTTAACTCCGCTTCCTCCTGGCCTTTTAACGGTCACTGAGGCCCCTTTCGGCATAAAGACTGTCCCAGTGTCAGTTTCGAATACTAGGCGCTCTGCGGCCCTTGGAGCAATTACTAGGGGCATTCCAGCCTCCATCACAGAAGCTTTATTTATAAATACATGTCTACGCCTGCCTCTTTTGGCAGGGACAGTGCTTTTAGAAGGCTTGTAATCAAAATCTATTTTAAATGAAATTCCAGGAGTATCGATCATTTTTAATTTAAATAATCTAGATTCAGGACTTCCCACTCTTTTCCATTCATAGACATGGTGCAAGGATCTTGGCTTTACCCTAGCTTGAGAATCAATATATTCTCCAAAGTCTTTGTTTATTTGAGTATAAAGAGTTTTCTTAAATTTATTCTTAAATGCTGTGCTTGTAGTTAATTTAGCTATAACATTAGACTGATAATATAGGGCAGCAGATATTTGAGCCACATTGCTATCTCTAATCATAGCGTCTTTAGGTCCACCGACCATTAATCTTTCTAGGCCAGAAGCTGCTGTAACTAACATAGCGCTAGAGTCCAATTTGTTGATTCTCCGATCTCTTCATTGAAGAGTTATATCCTAATACTCTGCCAAATGGGTCTGTAATTGGGGTTGTTCCCATAACCTCAAATACTGTGGGAGTCTCGGTTGGAAAGTCTAGTTCTACCCAGATATAGTTGTTTTGCATATCTCTAATATTGGTTACTTTTTCTCTAGTAGTAATTCTTTGTTCAGTTCTAACTTGAATAATTTGGTCATTAACATATTTGTTATTAAATATTTGTTTATCGCTGCTTCTAGTAGTAGCAGAGTTACTGATAACTCCCTTGGCGTGACAGTCTAGGGTTTTATAATATTGCCATTCTTTTACAATTGCGCCAGTGTCTGGGTTCTGAGAATCTATCTGTTTATAGATATCCAGTTTCATTGGCAAAACTGACTGGATAAGATCTTGCATTAAATAACAACCATTCCATTTATGACATATGGGTTTAGTAGTTGGTCTACATATGCATTTCCTGTGCCACGATAAGCATCTCCGCTATACTCAAATTGCCAGTCAAATGTTTGAATATTCTTTACATACTTATTTTTCCAAATATTGTCTTTTGAAAAATAGTCTTTCATTAACTCTACGCAAGCCTGTTGTACGTTACTTGGAACTAGATCCCATCCATATTTTCCTATAACTTTATATCTAACATTCTTGGCAAATGCCCCGTTAATATTGTCATTAATTGTTGGAGGCACCATTCCATTAGCAACGTATACTGTATTATCTATTAATCCAGTTCTGTCTACCCTTATTCCAAAACCTGTCTCTGAAATAATTGGGGTATATGTCCAGTTGTTTGTTAGTGGGCTAGTTGTATTATCTATAAATAAAATGTCATTTGAATAAAGTTGATAAATTGAATTTATTTTATAAGGCAAAGGCAGAATGTCAGAGTTATTTCCATATACTACCTCTGTATCATCATATAGGTAAAATTCTTGACCTGTGTAATCTTCAATAATTTTTCTAGCATATCTTTCCGCCACCCTGATATCATTATAGGTTTTATAATTTGGATCACTAGGATCTGATCCTAAATTAAGACTATCGATATGCTCATTTAAATTAATATATGGTGTTGCGACATCTACATATGTAATGTGTGTTCCGCTTACGGAAGATACTACATACGACCATACTAGTTTAAATTTTCTATTTCTAACTGAGTATGAAAATGGCAAAACAACCTGGTAAGTTCCTGTATCTGTTTCTACGGCTGTAGCCGTTAATGTAGTAAGAACAGTTGTTGGAAGAATTGCTGGTGTGATGGCTGGATCTTCTGTTATATCATAAACAGCAGCGGTTACATTTCCGTCTGGAATTACTAACTCACCTTCCCAATAGATTTTTGTCTTAATTGGGGTATTGCTATTTACGTATATCTCTGCCATTATTAGATTTTAATTAGCTATAAAACTCTTGTACTTCCTTTGGGTTAGCTAATCTAAAACCTTCCTCCTTGTCAAAAATTGCTTGCGCTTTTTCTTTATTCATTGCGACAAATGGGTGCTCTTTTGTAAAAGTAAAACCTAAAATATCGTATCTGAAATTTGCTCTGGTCATCTTTACCAAAACATCATCCTCAGAAATTTCTTTCTTTGGATCAAACTTAGCCTGCGGCTCTGGGGCCTCTTCTAAATTATCTTCAATGTCTTTAATTGTTTTTTGATATACTGCCCAAGTTACGCCTTCTTCCGCTAAAGCGGCAACTACATCATTTTTGTTTTTTAATTCATTTGTTACAACGCCAAAATCTTCAGCGATCTTTTTTAGTTCTGCTATCTTTAATGTCTCGAATGACATATATTCTCCTTTGTTAGGTCATTTAATTATAGCATTAATAAGTTTAAAGGGAAAGGGGATATTGTAGTTATTTAAATAAGAAGGGCCTGGAAATATCCAGGCCCAACTTAATTATTAGAGATTACTTATGAAGCAACCTTAACGTTCTTTACTACTACCCAAGCATCTGCTTGCTCGATCTGAACACCTACACGAGTATACATTGTGTACTCGATAGAGTCCTTACGAGGCCAGAAGAATCGGTAAACAGTTACATCACGCTTGATACCAATAACTACGTTATTTGGGAATGTCAAGTGGATATCTCCGTGGTTACCAGTCTCACCTGAGTAATCGCCGTCCTGTGCTTCTGGAAGAAGTGGAACTTCAACGATTGGAATACCAAATGCAAATGGTGCAACATATCCTGCTGGACCACCTAGAGGTTGTACCTCTTGTCCACGAATAATGCTTGAAGCAATATCTTGTGGAATTGTTTGGTTTGTTCCGATGCTGTTAGCATATAGGAAATCTTGGATTAGGTTTGAACCTGCCAAGAAGCGAAGGTCTGAACGACGTTGCTTGTACTTACGTGGAAGAGCCTTAAGGGCGCTGTTAAATACAGCACGGCTTACTGCAGCTCCACCAGCATCAACAACATGTCCATATGTCTTTGCTTTCTTTACTACACCGTCAAATGACTTGTACAAAGCATCTGATGTTAAAGCTGTATTTCCGTTAAGAACTACATCCTCAATATCATTTCCTGCTTGTGTTGCCATCATACGTGCGATGTGGTCTTCTAGATCTGGACCCTCAATATTGTCTTCTAGAGACTCTGTTGATAGTTCCCAATCTAGGCGTAACTTCTTTGTTGTCAAAGAAATCTTTGAGAATGATACTGCAGCGTTTGCTGAAGTGTCATCTGCTTCTGTCGCAAGTTTCATAAGCTTCTCGCCTACGGACATACGATCAATTTCAGTTGTATCAGATCTCATTCTAACTGTACGTGCGACTTTACCAATTACGGTTGCATCGAACATGTAGTCTAGAAAACGAGCTGATTGTTCTGGGTTAAGTAATCCACCCTCACCCTCGGAACCGATGTGTACGCCTGTGGTTGCTACTGCATTCCCAGTCATATTAGCGGTTACGCTAGTGTTAGCGGCTACTGACTTTTCTAATGTTTCATTGCTCATTATTTTTTACCTACCTTTTTTTTAATTGAAAATTTCCTGTACGGAACCGAGGAAAGAACCGTTCCATTTAGATTTTTTAATTGTTACTTCCTGAGACCCGCCAAGGTCTGAGGACTTCTTAATTGCAGTCTCATTTTCTACTGCATCGACACGCTTTTCTACACCATTAATGGTGTTGCGTATTTCTGTTACAGCATTGGTTAATGCTGTGTGTTGTTCTGCCAATTCTGAAATTCGGCTGTCAACGCTCTTGCTGAATGTTTCTACTGTTTCTTTGATTGTTGAAACCTGCACTGCGTTTGCCTCAGAAGCCTTGTTTAAAGTTTCTGAGAAAAAGCCTTTTAGGTCACCTAGCATCTTTGCAAAATCAGGTTCATCAACCTCAACTTCTGATACGTCGGCTGCCTTTTCCAGAGTTTCGGCAGAAGCGTCTGCATCTGTATTCTCTACAGGTGCGTTCTCAACTGCTGCATCTTCTGCAACTGCTGGAGTTTCTACGGCTGCTTCTGGTGCTGCTGCTTCTGCAACAACATCTTCAGCAACTACGTTTTCTGTGTTTTCTGACACTTCATTACCTCCTTCTGCGTTTGCCTGTTTTGCAATTGTTTGTATTGCAGGCAACGGTAATCTTGTCTTCTTAAATGAAGCAAGAATTCTATCTATCTCTTTTGACTTGTTAACATCTGAGCTTTCAACCCAACCAATTAGTTCCGCTGGCTTACCAGTTACTGGTGAATCGTAAGTCTTCTCTGTTGAGATGAAAACAGAGTCGCTTTCCTCGCAATAAAAAATGTTTTCTGTTACAACCTCTGCGGCCATACCTTTAAATATTAATTGTCCATTTACCTTCTGAATAGAAAGGATGTTGCACAATTCATTTGCTGGAGAATCTACAATTGATAACTCCATAAGATCATAATCTTTAATAAATCTAACTGTCTGTCCTGTTGCCTTATTTACTTCATTATCGGACTCTTTAATTTTTCCGCCAATTGAAAATCCTTGAAGTGTGCCGTCTAGAACTTTTTCCCAAGTATCTTGTGCACCTTTTGAGATATATGCATCTACATATACTCCGTTAAAAAACTCTTTTGATTTTGGATCATAGTATGTTTCTGGTTTAAATGAAACAACTTTGCCAACCGCCATTGGTTGATGCATCTCACGAAGATTGCCTCTAAAGTTTTCAAATGCTTTTAGACTTGCATCTGATGTTACTACATCGCCAGTCTGATCTAAATTATCTAGTGTTGCAAATCCTGATACTGTTCTCTTTTCACGATTAACTTTTGTGAATGGAACAGACAAAACAATGTTGTCTCCATTAGACGACCAATTGGATTTTTCAATATTCATATGCTTAATTTTATCTTTGTATATGTAAAAAGGCAAATAACTAGTTGCCTAATAATTAAGCGGTTACTCTGCCCTCGCCTTTTGGATTTCTAGCCTCCCCAGAAATATCTGGAGAATTTGAATCCCGCTCCTGGGTTCGTTGACGAGAATTCATGGCTTGTGCAGTTTGCTCGGCAGCCTGTTGTGGTTTTAATTGAACTATTGTATCTCCACCATCAATAGGGACCATGCCTTTTCTAATTCTTACCTCATTAGGGGTAATTACCTGCATTCTTAAATATCTCTCATCAATCTTAGATTGAGTATCCTCATCGGTTAGAGTTAGCTCATTAAACTTAATTAATAATACGTCAGTCTTTTCCTCAATAATTTTATTTAATTTCTTTTCTAAAATATCTTGGGCTGGACGGCATACCTGCTCTTTAAACATTTTATCTGAATCTCTGGCTGAAGCTAAATTAACTCCTTCAGGTAAACCTATCTTACTAATAGGTACTCTATGGGCCAAAAGAATTTCATCTCTGTTTGCTTTTCTATATACGTTAAATGAGGATTCCTGAGAATTTGCCTCAATTGGCTCCATCTTAAATTCAACTTTAGAGTCTGCGCTATCTGCTGGAAGTGGAACATATAGAGATCTATGGTTCTTTCCTCTTAGACCCACCTGAAAAAATTCTAATAATTTACGCTCAGACTCAGGTGAAAGCTTTGCACCCTTAACTGTAATAATATATCTTGGTACCGCCTTGTTTTCAAAATAATCTAAATTGTATTTACCAGCAAATTCATTTCCAGCCATTGCATTCTGAGCCGCAATAATATCTGCAATGCCGTAATAGTTATTCATTGGAGTATATTTCTTTAAATGAACAATTTCGTTTGGCCTATCTGATCCATCTGAAATTGGATTAGGTGTTTCTTGATCTCCAAAGTTACGGAAGAATACTGCCTTGCCATAAAGCAATTGAATAAATCCATCACGCAAGCGACGTACACGCATTGTCTTTGAAGGGATATGTCCGATATACCCTATATTGCCTGCAGTTGTTCTGCCAATTTCAATATAGCCATTTCCTGTTGCTTCAAGATCTACGTATGCTTTAATTAAAGTTTCTGTAAATGTTTCTTCCTCATTTGTTTCTTCTAGCCAAGATTCTAGATCTTGACGAAGCTTATTTAATTTACGACGTGCTCTATCTAATTGCCTCTCATCTGTAATATTATCTAATGCCTCATTTGCCTTACGTGTTTCTACAAATGAAAATCCTAGTCCGACAATATTTGCAACTTTAGCATTAATTGCTGCATAGTTATACGGAGAGAATTCATAAATCCTGGAAAGATATTCTAGGTTATATGGTGGCTCGATAAGATCGAACATGGCATAGCCTGTTACGGCTTGTGCCATTAAATTTTGTTGTGTAGCAGTTCCTTCTTGGCCTACAAATCTTTTTTGTAAATCTCTTGATACTTTACGACGAAATGCTGGGCTTAAACCATTTACTTTCTTTAAATCTTCGCCTTCAATTTTAAATGGATCGTTTACAACAACTGGTTTATTATTAAACTTAATCCAATCAGATTGATCAGATATGCTGATTTGGTTTGACAGTTCTTCCGTGTCTTCAATAAATTCCATTTACTTAGCCCCTTTTGCTGCTTTCATTTGATCTTTATATTCGCCTATATCTAGAGGATCTGGTGTCAGACCCCACTTCAATCTTTGTTGCTGATACTGATATTCTTCGTCATCAATTTTTCTACGTCCAGATAAAAACTTTGGTTCGCCTCTATTAATTCCATAATGTGCGACGGCTTTTCTTAATTGCTCAATTCTTTCTCTATTTCCCTTTTTAGAAGTGACAGATAAGTAGTTGCCTTCGTCGTCTCCCACCCATTTACCATCAATTTCCCACACATAAATGCCTAGGGTAGTTTCTTCTATAACGCTTTGCTTTACTCTTTTAATATCCATCAGGTATTCATTTTACCATTCTTTTAAGTTAAAGTCCAGATTTTGTCAAGCTTTGTGACAAATTATACGTTTTGAATTACCAACCATTCATTATTATAAGCCTGAACTGAATTTTCTGTCAAGGTAATTGTGGAATCATCTGCTGTTACAGAGGCTTTGCTTATATAAAGGTCATAATGATTTAATATTTCACCGCCAGTAAACTGAGTTTCGTATAGTCCTAAATTCTGAATTAATGACTTTACCGTTCCAATTAAGGAGTAACTGAACCTTATAGCCCCTGAAATAGCGTTGGTATAGGTTATGACCACATGATGAAGATCATCGGCTGTAAAGACGTCTGAGACGGCTGTAGCAGATGTTTTATTGACCCCATTGACGTATATTGAATTTACATTAGTTTTGCTAATTGCCCCAGCATTATTCCAAGAATAATTTGAAGCGGCGTACCCATTGGTAGCAGTTGAATTTACCAATCCGCTATTTGTCAGGTCATCTGGGGTATAGAAAAATTCTATAGTCTTGACTGGAATATTAGCATTAATATAAAATCCAGCGTCAGCTGTTACCCTTATTCCATTCCTAAAGTCTCTAGATAGGATAGGATATTTATTTGGCCCTAAACTAATTGCTGGATTGCTAATTCCAGACAGCCCATCAAATGTCGACATATAGCTTCCAGCATTTTGAGCATATACTATCTGATCATTATAAAAAGAAAGAGTTAAATTATAAAGCTTAGGTAGATACTTACTGTTATCTGTTGTAGACATAGTTATTTTTATATATACAAGACCTGATGAATTAAAGCTTCCTAATTTATATTGAGGTATAGATTCTCCATTTATGCATTGGACCCAAGTAGAATTATCTACACTTGTTTCCACTATTATTCCATTGTCACCCTCCCATTCAATTTTAGAAGAGTCCATGGTTATACCCAATGGGATAGATACTAGATCTGTTAAATACACTGTCTTAGATACTGCAGAATCTGAATATGCGATGGCTATAGAATTTTCTAATCCATCATAATATAAATCACTTGTTAAAAAATAATCCCAAGATTTATTAGATGGGTAGCTATATCTAAATTTTCTATTTATGCCATTGTCGTAAAATTCAAATATTTGTCCGCCATCTGGATAAGCAATTTGAATAGGGTTTAAAAATCCGTTATCATTGTAATGATTTAGTATTTGAGATGAACTAAGGGCATACCTATATACTGCTGGGTCATCTACAATAAAAGAATCTGAAGCATTTCCTGTAGTTCCAATTTGTAGGTTTAAAGATGTATTTGTAAATTCAAAATTTGATAAAGATTTGCTGGCAGCCAATTGACCATCTACATATATAGACATACCCGTAACTGAGTATACTGCTACTACATGTAATGACTTTCTAAAGTTTGGAACTGTATAGTTTAAAACTTCCGCATTTAATTTAAATATTAAATTTCCACGTTGCCAAAATAGACCTACGTTATTTGTAGGGTCTGCGAATATAGTTGCTATATTAGTTGTAGATATTCTAGTATATATCCATGCTTCTATTGTAAAATCATTATCTGATGTATATTTATTTCCAAACCCGCCTGATGCTGTAGAACCATAATAATCAAAAGTAGTGGGAACTAGCATGTAGTTTGTATTTGTTATTTTTGCTGCATGACTTCCGCCAGATGTTAATGGTAAAAATGTATCTGTTAGATCTCCTTGATATATACCATCATTTCCACATCCAGATTTATCAAATATAGTATTGGATACTATTTCCCTGTATGTTGAAAAATCATCTTCAAATTCTTGATATGTATCATATGTGTCTAATACATCTTGATATGAGCCTATTAATGAAGTATATGTTTCAGATATTGGATAATATACAATAGGGTGGTCTTTTAATATTTTTAATTGATAAGACATTACTTATTCTTAAAAAAATAAAACATTTATTGTTGTCCTTGTGCTTGTGAAATTTTTTCTAAACCTATTTCTTCAAGTCTTTGACGTCTTTCAATATCTTCTTGAGTATATTCTCTTTCAGTAATTTCTCCAGTAGAAATATTAATTTCTGTTATATCTGTCATGTTGTACTCCCTAAAACTGAAAAATATGTAGCTGTACTGCCGCTGCCACCCCATGTTCCAGAACCTATTACTAAATCAAAAGTAATTGAACTTATTGGAGATGTACTATCCCAAATTCCATTTACATATCTAACCATTGGATATCCATTAGATGTAACGCTAGGCCTGCCAGTTAACATAAAATTATATGATTTTGCATTAGTAGTTGATAAATTATCAAAAATTTCAAGTTGACAACCACCACCACTAACTGGACAAAGATAAAAACCTGGATCTGATGATAATGGAGCGCTGAACGAGCCCCCAACGTATCCTTGAAAATAAGTACCAGAAGAACCTGTGCCACCATAATATGTAGAATCTGGACGATATCCTATCCATTCTAATTGAGAATAACCAAATTTTTCATTTGCGGCTCCTCCTCCATTAAATGACATAGTAACAAGTTGTGTAAATCCATTATCGGCTGGAGATGCTAAAGTTCCACCAAAACTTGAATTTCTATTCCATAATATTTTAAGTCTATTATAAGAGGAAAGACCAGAAAGTGTAACTGTAGTTCCTGTACTTACTGATTGTGCTGTAATTATAGAAACCCATCCTGTTGATGTAGAAACAGAACCACTTGGGCCTGATGGGCCTGATGGGCCTGATGGGCCTGATGGGCCTGTAGCACCTTGTGGACCTGATGGGCCTGTAGCACCTGATGGGCCTGTTGATCCTGATGGACCTGAAACTCCTTGTGCGCCACTAGGACCTGTATCTCCTGTATTACCTTGTGGACCTGATGGGCCTGATGGGCCTGATGGGCCTGATGGTCCTGATGGTCCTGTAGCACCTGTTACACCTTGAGGTCCTGTTGGTCCAGTTGGTCCTTGTAATGGTCCAACATTTAACCATTGTGATCCATCCCAAACATATAGATCTGGGCCAACAACATATCCATCTCCAATAGTTCCTGTTGGGTGTGCTGTTTGTAATGCACCTAATGTAGCATAGCTACCAAGTATTGTTACTCCCGCTCCTTGTGCTCCAGTTGCTCCTGATGGACCTGACGGACCAGTTGCGCCAGTTGGCCCTGTGGGACCAGTAGCACCTGTTGCACCTGACGGACCTGATGGACCTGATGGGCCTGAAACACCTGATGGACCTGATGGACCTGATGGACCTGATGGGCCTGATGGGCCTGATGGGCCAGTTGGTCCTGGATGAGCGGTTAAATAAGCATCTACATCTTCAGCTAAATACTCTAAGTCTCTTGGAACATCTGGAGTATCTGAATATACTGGATAGCGAAAGCCTTTGGCTGTAGTCATTTTTAAATTATACCACTCTCAGGTTTATAACTATACCAGCCATCATCCCATAAGGTAAGTAATTTATTGAAGTATTTATCATATTTTTGGGCGGTTATTTCAAGGGAATAGGTGTCTACTGCCCTCCGCCATATTTGTGCTGGATTTAAATATTTTACCTTTTCTGTAGCATCACAAAACTCCTGAAATGATCTACATCTATATCCTGTTAATCCATTAATATTAGTTTCTGTAAATGCTCCCCAGTCTGTAGTTATTGTTGGGGTGCCGCAAAAATGTGCTTCTGGAACTATATTTCCAAATGGCTCTAAATAAAGAGTGGGTGCAAATAATGCTGTTGCTCCACCCATTAATTTCCTTCTTTCTTCTGGACCAACTACTCCAACATATTCTCCATATTCTGGAGGGGTTCCAGGACCAGCAAGTATCAATCTTTTATTTAATTTCTTACAAACTTCTACTGCTATATTGTATCCTTTACGATCTATTAATCTTCCCAGATATAAATAATAATCTTCTTTATCTTCTTGTAGTTTAAATTCTGTAGGATCAAAATAACCTGGAATTACCTCATCATAGAATAATCCATCTACAGTTGTTGGATCTTTATATCCAGCATAATTTGCATGCATCCAGGCATATGATTCCCATACTCTATATTTAGCAAATGTGGATCCGTATCCTATACCAAATTCTACTGACATAAATTCTGGTAAGGCATCTGCAATTGGTTTATGAGAAGTTCCACCTATAAAACAAAGGAAGTCTTTTTGTCCTGCCCGTTTTTTAATTTCATTAATTACATTATTATTAAATATTTGCCAATGTGGTAAATTAATATCAAATGAGGCAGAGGTATAATGATTATTTCCTACCGCTTCTTTTCTTTGTTCTTCAGTAATACAAGTAATCAATTCGTCACATGGAGTCTGATTTTCTTCTCCAGCATATAAATATACAGTATGACCTATAGACTTCATCATTTTACAAAAACCAATTATTTTAGATGTAAATGCACAGCTAGAATATTGATCTGTTGTTTGAGTATGCGGTAAACTTACCACATGAAATATCATTTAATTCCTAACTGTTATAGTGTGTATCTAATTATAAAAATTCCTGAACCGCCATTACCAGTTTCTCCATTATCTGGGCCATTTCCTCCACTACCGCCACCAGTATTAGCAGTACCTGCGGTAGTTCTTGTAGAGTCTATTCCACCAGAAGTTCCTCCACCTAAACCACCAGAACCAGCAGAACCAGGACTAAATGGGCCTCCGCCGCCGCCACCTGCATAAAAATAATTTCCTCCAGATAATTGTCCAGTGCTAGTAACTTGTCCCATATTATTAATAATTGCATTTGTTGTTCCTGAAATTCCATTTCCACCATTTCCAGCTGTACTACCAGATGCTGCCGATCCAGCGGCCCCCGCTCCGCCGCCTCCGCCGCCACCCCAAGGACCAGAACCAGCACCAGTGCCAAAACCTCCGTTATTACCATATCCAGTTGCCCCACCAGTACTGCTTTGTGTTGTAGTACCACGGGAAGAACTTACGTGACCACCACCTCCTGAACCTCCATTTATTGTTCCGCCATTACCTCCGCCTGCGCCACCTCCATTAGAAGTAATTGTGCTAAATGTAGAATTTGTTCCAACAGTGGGGGCACCACTATTTGTTCCTGTGCCTCCCGCTCCAATACTTACTGTATAAGTTCCTGTTGAAACAGATCTTGAAGATTGAAAAGAGACTCCTCCGCCTCCTCCGCCGCCGCCATGTCTACGTCCACCTGCTCCTCCTCCTGCAACAAGTAGTACGTCTGCAGTTAATGATCTATCTACAACAAGATTTCCAGTAGATGTAAATACTCTATAAAAATATCCTCCAGATGTATAAAGGGTTCCTCCAGAAGCTGGATCGCCATTTGGTGTCACAGAACTAGTTGCGGAACTTGCCGCCGATGTTCCATTAGCGTTAGTTGCTGTAATCGTAAATGTATATG